CTGAAACCAGCTTTTGCTAGGTCATTATTTAATTCGCCCGAAGATGAATAACCATTTCGAGCCAATTTTCTTATTACCGCATCTTTTGATTGTTGTGCATTCGCCATATCTAATAAATATAAAATTAACTATTTGCTTCAAGATAAAGATTAACATAATTAACCCTTTCGTAGATTGGCATAATTAAAAGATCTCTGTATGTAAATCCCTTACTAAGTAAGAATCCAATTTCATTCATTTGTTTTTTCTTATAAGCCGAAGAAGGGACGAAAAAACTCAACCCCGAAGTCCAATCTTACACGGACTTTGTCTCCTGACGGGGCTTGTACTTCAAAAATTAAATCTAAATTAGGTCTATTATCCGCAACAAATCTTTTGAAATCTTGGGAATCTTTTATTGGTAGGTTTTGAATGAATTGATATATCGCCATTTGATCACTATTACCATCAACCGATTTAATCATCATTTCCAATCTTTTTGTGTTTACTGGCGCAACTTGAACACCACTAGCACTATTTCTGATTGTTTCCAACTCCCTTTCTTGTTTTGGGGTTAAAAACTTAAATGTAATCTTTTTCTTTGTTTGAGGTAGAAAATATTCAAATTCGTTATTTGCATTTGGAGTTAATTTGAAATCTTTTACACTTATTGATGAAATATCAATTGTAGCCTCAAACTCTTTTGCTGTCTTTGGGTCAGTCAATGATACTGTGTATTCTGAACCAAAAGCAGTATTTCTTAAGAAGATTAATATTGCTTGTCTATCTTCTTCAGCAAGAGTATCAATTTCGATATCTTTATCTAAAATCTTTCTTCTTAATAGTTCTTCCACCACCATATCATTCTGAACCAAATTTGGTGATGTTAAGATATTTTCATCTGCAGCAGTTAGATAAGCTACTTTGACAGATTTCTTTTTGTTTTCATAATGAATACCCTGGGATGGTAGTGTTACCACATCATAAGCAATCATTGGATCAAAATTTTCCATATTTTTAAATTAAACTAGTTTATTATCAGTAATATATACTAATTTTTTTAAAAAATCAACAGAACGTTCCACGTGGAACCAATAAAAAATCCGCAAAACACAAATATGTCTGCGGATTTTAATTAAAACTATTTTATTTTTAATATTAGTAAACTTGAATACATCTATCCATTCTTAAACCAGCGTCAATTGTTGCTAATTCATCTTGAGAGTAGTTAAGATCACCAAAGTTCAAATTACTTAAAAAGCAACCTTGGAGAATCCACTTTTCAACAACAACTCCTGTTGGATCTAACATTTCCAATTCAACATCTTTTTTGTATCCAGCGGCGTAGCCCATTCTACCTGTAACAGATTCAGCATGAAGACGAAACCACTCCATAAGTGCTTGAGAAGCAGATGGACCGATAGGGTCTTTAAATTGAACACTTATCTCTTCCCAGGTAAATCTACCAGCAACATATGTTGATGTATTTAAAAAGGGAATTTCCGTTGTATTGATTTTAGCTTTAGGACGTGAGGTTGAAGTCACATACCACTCATTTATACCTAAAGATGATGGAAATCTTAAGATAAATCTATTTTTTCTTTTCGGTTCAAATGGAACCGGCATTTTCATTAATAAATCTGCCATTTGTTATCGTTGTTAGTTTTTTGTTTATTCTTTATTATAAATATATCGATACTTAAAATAAATTTATTTTTGGTTTTACTTGATTTTCTGGAAAAAATTGAGTAGCTTTTTGCATATAATCTTAATAAAGAATAATTAATAACTACTAATTTGATAAATGATAACTAATAATCAATATCATAATAAGTAATAAGGATAAATATAACCTATAAAGAATACATATAAAAATAATGGGGAGAACTTTCGTTCTACCCCATTTTTATTTAATTTAACTCTCAAATTAGATATTTTCAAAAGAAGCACCAGTTGGTGTTATGATGAATTCTACATCAATAAATTCTAATGCTCTTGTAGGTTTGATATAAATTTTACCTCTTAATGTGTTTGAATCAATATCTTCTGGATCATTTGATACAACTACACGGAAATCATATAAACCTCTTTCTTTCTTAATTGATTCTAAAATTGGATTTACCAATCTTGAGAATTCTTGTCTAACTTGATCATCGTTTTGTTCAAACAATAATCTTACTGCAACAGCAGAAATTAACTTTCTTGCTCTTAACAATAATCTTCTTACGTTTATTCTATCAAGTGCCGACTCTCTAACTTGTAAAGTTTTGTTACCCCAGATAATAGTACCTGTATCAGAGAATGTTGCAATTGGGTTAATTCTATTTTTGTAAAGTTCATCTCTGTCATCTAAAGTTAATTTTTTAGCTGCTTTGATTGAATTTACAAGACCTCTTGAATAACCTGCAACTGCAAACCAAGGATAAGAAATGTTGTCAGTTAATGCAATGTTCTTTACAACTTCACCTGTTGGTGGAATATAAAGCTGAGTAGCGTTATCTGTATCTCTTACTTGAATCCAAGGCCAGTAAGTTGCTGAGTAGTTAGAATCTATACCCAAATCATCTAATGCTGTTACAACTTCGTTAGTTGTTGCAAAGCTAGGTGCATCAATGATATATAAAGAATCCGCTCTATCATTTTCTATAATTTCAATTGCCTGATTTACTAATGAACTATGATCGTTCCAGTTTATACCAGGAGTTGCAAACAAGTTAATATCAACTGCTTCAGGATTTGCATATGTTTCAATACCTCTTAAGAATGCATAGTAATCTGAATTACCAACAGTATCACTGAATACGCCACCGTTATCTAAATGGTTTTTAGCATATGTTGTTTTACCAAAAATGTAACCATCTCCTAAAGTTTTTGTACTTCTGTAGATATCCCATCCATCAAAACCGCCATAAACAGGCATTGTAAATTTACGATGTGATATTGTTGCCAATTTGCTTTTGTTCGCACCTTCTAAATTATATGCTGTTGTCATATATAACACTTCACCAGTAGTTCCGGTTAAACCAGATGCGTTAACAGATAAGTGGAAACCATATGTTGCAGATGTTGCACTTGTTCCTTTGAATTTCAACATGTCGTCATCATATTGAGTATGAGTCTCTGTTGAAAAACCTAAAGTCACTTTTTTAACTTTATCTCCATTACTTGTAGTTGGTGTTCCGTCAGCACTGTAGTAAATAATATCTCCAGCATCATGATATTTTGTTTTATATAAAACACCACCTAAATTAGTAGATGTAGTAATACCTTTGAAACCAGCTGGTACTGCGTCTGTTGGATGATCTTCGCTAAGAACTAACATAATGTATTTAGATCTTAATTCATATTCACCATCAGATGTACCAACTTTTCTACCAATATATCCAGGTAATTCTGGGTTCATTGAACATCTAGTAAATTTCTCAAGAACAACTGGGTTAGCGTCAGTATCATAGTAATTACGAACAAGTAAATCAAACTCACCAGTATCTAGATCAATATTTTGAATTGTTACTTTAATTTCATAGTTTGCTGCGTTACCATCAGAAATTGTTAAAACTTGGAACAAATCAGCAACGTTTCCACCACGAACTTCAGATACAACTATTGATGAACCAGGAGTTTCCCATTCGCTAACAAAATTTTCGCCTTCATTTGTTACAACATCAGTAGTACTAAGACCTCTGATTAAACCTTGTTCAAATAAGTTCTTCAAAAAGTTAGGATAAATCTCATGAACATATAATGGGTAATCAATTGTGTTTTTATCGAAAACATCTTCTCCAATTACTTTATTGATATATTTTGTTGATGATTTATCAAAAGAAACATTAAATGTTCTAGTTGTACCAGTAATATCAACTACTGATAATGAAAACTCAGATAATGGATTATTGTGTATATTAGCACCACTGATTGTTACTGTTGAACCAGAAACTCTTCTAGTTAAAATATCGGCAGCATATGAACCACGTGGTCTTAATTGACAAACAATTTTATCTGCATAATGATCATGTAAAGTAGCGTCAAACTTAAATCTTCTAACATCAAATGCTGTTGAACCTGAATTATAAACAAATAGATATGAATAAACACCATCTATTGTTGAATCAGTAAGACCAGTTTGAGTGAAGAAAGTATTATACCATTCTTTACCGTTGTTAGATCCAATCGGTGAAACTAATTGAGTTCCTGTTTGTCCACTTGTAAACGATGCTGGAACCGCCCCGATTGTAAACCATTCGTTATGTGCATAAGCACCTGATGAATTTACCGCCTCAACAAGATAATCTGTAATTGTAGACCCCTCAGTTGTTGTTTTACCAGATAATTCAGCGAAGAATGTACTTCCAGTAATTCCATTAACTGTTGGGATTGTAGTTCCAGTTGATGTTGTATAAGTTGAATGAACTAATACACCTCCTAATGCTTTGATTCCGTAAGAAAAACCAGGCTTATAACCTGTTAATCCCAAGATACGGGTAACAAATAATTGATTTGATTCCTGTAAATATGATTTTGCTACATACGGTAGCTGGTATTTTGGCATCCCAGATGAATCTTTAACTGGAGATGGTGATCCAAAA